GGCTGTCTTACATTTATTATTTTAAAAATAAGTCATCTTGCATATGAACGTGGAATGAATATTTCTGAAAAAGAAATCATTCAAAAAGAAAGAATACGGGTGTGTAAAGAATTTCTTGAAAGTAATGGTCATAGAGTTATAATAGAGGAAACATAGAAAAGTCTAAATTGACTCAATGGGGTAAATATGGCAGACAGTCAAAAAATGGGCAGCAAAGTAGCATCTGGCGGAATGAGAATAGATGATCATGCTAATTGGACAGGCAAGGCTGCTAAAGGCTCTGTATTTGCTCCAGGTGCAAAAATGAGATCTATTTCTGAGCAGGAAGGTGCAGGATCTGTAATGCGTTACGAAGACAATGAACAGGCTATTAAATCTGTTCAGGAAAAGAGCGTGTCTCAGGTTAAAAAACATCCTATGAAGCCTGGATATAGATACTAATTTAATAGTCTAAATCTCTATCAAGGATGATTTATGAAAACGGGATTTAAAGATCCAATTGCACCTCCAGAAGGCAAAAAAAAGAAATCTCCATGGGATTTTAGATGTCCTCTTTATGATGAAAGGACAAGTTGCTATGTAGATGCAGGTTCACATTATGGTATTGGTCATAAAAATCCAGTAGGTCATAAAGGTGAAGTTAAACAACGCGTAGATACGATGCCTTTTGGGCGTCCTAATACTATGCAGACTTCATACGTTCCACCTAAAATGCTAGATCAGGAATACATAGAGTGAAGAATGGCAGTAAAAAAACCTATAAGTTTTCTCATACTCCAAGATCACCGAAAGGTCTGGGAGACTATTATGGTACGGGTATTCGCGCGAAGATAGGCAAGATGCGTCATGATAGTATGGGAATGATAGCTATGACTCCAAAGAAGCTAAAAAAGCCTCCTCGAAGTCTTGCTTAAATCATTTCTTAGCCAGTAAATCCACAAACATTTTGTAAAGTTGATCTATACGCATAGCATGCCCATCTAATCGACTTGCTAAAGAATCTATTCTAGTACCAATACCTTTCATGTCAGTATCGATTTTCTTTACATCTGCATCCACTTTGCTAAGCATCCAAACCATCAGAGCAGCTAACGCGCCAAATAAAGTAACATTTATGCCCAGTACACTCAAAATTATTGTTGTAGTTTCACTCATGGTTAGTCCCTTTGCGTTTTAATCTCTCTATCTCAACATTAAGTGCTTTGGCTTTAAAACTCAATTTTATATATTCATTGACAGCGTGACTAGCTTTTGCTCTTTCATCAGGGGAAACTCTCCTAACTTGTAAATTCTCATTGCTTTGAAAAGGCTTACTTCCTGTTATTGTATTCATAATAATCTCCTTTTAAATGAAGTATTTTTATTTAAACTTATTTTAAATTCAATTAAAAATATATGTTTTTATAAATTAAAATAAACTTTGTTGAGATGTGTGGTTTTTAATTCTTTCGATTGCTTTGTCATAGTATTCGGAATCAAGTTCACAAGCGGTTAATTCAAAGCCGTAGTCGTGGCACGCTATTGCAATACTTCCTGAACCTAAATGAGTATCAAGTATTTTATCTCCTTGCTTTGCGTATTTGTCTAATATCCATTTGTAAAGTGCTACTGGCTTTTGTGTTGGGTGTATTCTGTTAAATGTTTCGCTACGTTTAGTATATTGTTTTAGTACTTTATCAAATGAAGTCCAAGCCAATTCACCATCAGCAAAATCACCACCCATATTTTTTTGCCAATACAACCAACATCTTGAAGCGGGAAGTAAATCAGAAAAGTAATTGCCACCCCAAATAATTTGATTTTTTGATACTCTATTCAATTCATTAAAGTATTGCACGTTTGGTCTTTCATTGTCCCATAGCTTTTTTTTTCCGTTTGTTTTTTTGCTACCTCTTGTTCTTGCTTTACCTCCATCCTCACCTATTCCATAAGGAGGGTCTACAATAGCTAAATCAAAATAGTTGTTTGGATAACGTGCCATTAAAAGCATATTGTCCTCGTTAAAAATTGTTATTTTATCAGTTACTTTCATAGCTCATTCTCAATTTTGTTAAATTTTAATTGGTTTTCAAGTTCGTGTTTTTGTCTACTCAGCTCCATATTTCTATTGGCTAAAATTGTATTCTCTCGGCTCAAACTGACTGAATGCTCGTAAAGATTTGTCAAGAACGCTATCGCTTCTAATAACTCCTCCTCGCTTTGCTCTGCTCCTCGAATGTAATCAGTTGCCTCAGGTCTTGTTTTTAAAATGTTCTCTCTTGCGTTTTGGATTCGTTTTTTGATAGTCCAAAGGTTTGCACCCGTTTTGATTTTTTGTAGTCCGATGTCCATTAGATTGAAGTTTGTTTGTTAGTTGGATTTCTATTTGCATAAACACGGTTACCTCTATAATCAAGCATATAATACTGGTATTTATCAACATCCAAAAATAGCTTATATATTCCGTTTTTTGATACTCCCTTTGGTTTGCTTTTGGCAACCTTTAAATGTACCTCGTTTTTCTCTGCTCCGCTACCATCTTCATTAGGTAGTCCGTAAGGTGGTCTCCACGGAATTAATACGCTTAGACCTTTTCTAAACCATACCTGACCGCCTGCAAAGTCTCTTGCCGTAGGAATTGGAAAGTATCTTAGCTCAGTTCCTGCTATTGACATTGCCGTAACCATTGGTTGGTCTCTAACGTGATTAATAATGCAGTTATGTCTATTTGTCTTTCGTGCGTTTTTTCGTGCTTGCCCTAATATCCTGCTCAAATACTTGTCCTCTCTTCCTAAGTCAGAAGATATAAACTCCTCAGTAAGCTCATTCCACGGATCAATTGTAGTAGTGTGTATTGTAATTTGTTCCTTGCGTTCAATCTCATCAACCATATCATAAAACTTTGTTATGGTTAAATCCTCATCAATCGGGTCTATCACTATAAAATGTTGGTTTATAAACATCTCAGCACTTACTTGTTCGCCATTAGTCATTGAGTTCTGCCCTTGTACATATGGTTTACCTATAAACTTGTAACATAGTTCAGAAAATATCTCTGCAGAGTTTCCAGTCTCAGGCGAAAATATGACGTGATTCCAACCGTGTAAACACGAAAGGTTTATAAGTATTTCAAACCAAAGCTCCGTCTTTCCCGATGCAGGTGCAGCTCCTATGTAAGTTGTAGTTCCTTCTTTAATTGTAATAGGAAGCATATTCCAATCCCAACCAATTGATTTGCCTCTGACATCTTTCTCGTGTCTTATGCTAAACATCTCTGCATTTAAGTCCGTTAATTTCTTGTACATATTTTATCCCTCCCAAATTTGTGATGGTAAATTATAAGATACCTCGTTGATGTAAGGAAGTGTATTTAATAGCGTTGACTTCCAATTTGAAATAGGCTGCAATTTACCATTTCTATTTATACTCCAGTCACTCTCTTTCCAACTTTCGTATTTTAGTCTTAAATCTTGCTGATTAATTTTAGGTTTCTTTTCTAAAGCATAAGCTAAAAACTCAGAAAATTCAGGTATAGTATTATTCTTTATTTCTTTACTTTCTTTAGTTGTTGCCCTTGGCTTGCCCTTTTGCTTGCCCTCTTGCTCACATACTAACTGTAACTTCTCCCATTTTACAAGGCTTACAGCTTGCCATTTGTTTGTCGTGTAGCGTGTCACTTCTTTAGACCTTTCTAACTTGTCCATTGCGGTGCGAATTTGCTTGACTGATAACCCAACTTCTTTTGCAAGATTCTCCCAACTGGTAACAATTGTACCTGCCTTTATTGCCTGCCCTTTCCAAACTCTATCTTCATAGTTTACGGATAGAAGCAAATGTAAGAGCAAGCGAGTTGCGTTGTGGTCATCATACCACTCCCAATCTTTAAGACTGCGATGTAATTTAATCCAACCGCTCATTGCTAAAATGCTCTAATGTTTTAATTAATGTGTAAGCTTGTTTACTATCAATACAAACGGTTTTTGAATCTTTTCCTTCAATAATTTCAAAGCATATATAGTCTCCTTTAGAAACTATCATTTCATCTTTGTCATTAAACTGGCATTGTAAATAAATTTCATTCATAATATAAATTTTTAGGTAAAAAAAAACCCCTGCAACTCCGTAGGCTCTCACATCTACTTCATTACAAGGGTCAATAATTCCTTTAGGTTCTATGTTGTGAGAGCGAACCGATACAAAAATAACGAATCAATATAAAAATGGTTGCATTTGTTGATATCTTTGGTAAATGTGAATAAATCCATGTCGATGTGACGGAAGTGATACTTTCATTGTCATGTGTTAAATTGTTGTTTTATTGTGATTTACAAAAAAGCGTGACGATGTCGGTGTCAAAAATTTTTTGTTCTCAAGAGGTCGGTATCAGAAATCCTAAAAGGCAATAAAGACGATTGTCACATGTGTCATATCGACACAACTTTCTCATCATACACACCTCTCTTGATTCTACTCTTGATGACTTTAAAGGTTGCATATGATTGACATTTGAGAATATCGGTGACCAAATCTCTTGCTGATTCCCTGTCAACTCGGTCCAATAAGAATTGATATTCTGAAATGCAATCCAGGTACAGCTTGTCATTGGTGCTGGTCATCCATTCATGTGTGCGAAGTGAGTGCAGTACTGTTGCGTGGTCACGTTTGAACATTCCACCAATCTCCTTCAATGTCATCCCTGTTGATCGCAGCTCGTGCATTAGGAATGCTCTGCGATACACCAGCTCGTGGTCTCGCTTTGGAGATGATAGCCTATCTCGTTTGATGAGTTGTTTGATTTTGTCGAATTGGTTCATAATAAATTTTTAAGTATTTTGTATAGTACATTGACAACGATTGAGTTGCCAGCTTGCTTGTATGCTTGTGAGTCAGAGATGACAACCGTCTTGAAAACTTGAGATGGGCAACTCGAAAAGAGAATAGAAGAAATCAAGTCCGAAGCATGACTTTCGAAGAGTATGGTGAGATGATGAGATTGAGAAGATTAGAAGAAGAAAAAAACAAACACATTCAAAAGCCACTATAAAATGAAAGTATCAGTATTTCGCAATCTATTTGCAAGTAAAGAGACACCTTACTCAATGTCTATAATTGAGATTTGCAACCGCATCAAGAACGGCACACCTGACTTGATACGCAAAATCACCGCAATCCGCTCGCTGGAGAAGTCAGACCCCGAGCATGACCGCCTCAAGTCATCACTCAATGCAATCATGTTCAATGGCATCTTTACTGAGCGCAATGACAACAGTTTGGTTGAGCATAGTGGATTGTGCATCCTGGACTTCGACCAATATCCAAATGCAAAGGTGATGGATGCTGAGCGGAAGCGCCTCATCGATGATGCTCATGTGATGATGGTGTTCACTTCCCCATCAGGTAATGGCTTGAAAGCAGTCATCCGAATCCCAAAATGCGATAAGGTGGAACACAAGCGCAGATTCACTGCATTCGGCAAGCACTTTCAATCAGAATACTTTGACCAAAAGAATAGCAATGTGAGCCGGGTGTGCTTCGAATCCTATGACCCGAAGATATATTTCAATGAGTTCTGCCAAGAGTTCAACGGCATCGAACACGATCAAGGATTCAACTACACTGAGCGAACTCCAACCTGTGTACTCAACGATGAGGATAAAATCATCAGCTTGATTGAGCGATTCGACCATGGTTGTGAGTTCGTTGAGGGCAGTCGCAATGAGTTTGTGTTCAAATTGGCAGCTGTGATGTGTGAGTATGGCATCCACAAGGACACCACTGAGCAGTATGTGTGGACCAAGTATTGCCAAGGCTCATCATTCTCAGAGCAAGAGATGGTCACCACCATCAGAAGTGCATACAAGAAAGCCACTTTCGGCATGAAGTACTTCGAGGATAAGGATACATTCCAAAAAATAAAGCAGAAGCTCAAGAGCGGCATCCCTGAGGAGGATATTAAAAAGCAATTGAATGTCAGAGGTGATGTGGTTGAGGATGTCAAGAAAGAAATCAAGACAGGAGATGATATCTTTTGGTCAAAGAATGACAAGGGAACAGTCACCATCGAGCCACTCAAATACTCTGAGTTCTTGGTCAAGAATGGATTCAACAAGTACTATCCTGAGAACGCAGAGAAGCCAACCTTTGTCCGGGTAATTGAGAACAAGGTGAGAATCAGCAGCACTGAGCAAATCAAAGATTTTGTTTTGAACTATCTCCAGGATAAGGGTGAACTCGATGTGTGGAACCACTGCTCGAAGTTGACCATCCTATTCAATGAATCGTTTCTCAACATGATTGATTCAATTAATATCTTGATGCTCCAGGATACAAAGGATGCCTCATTCATTCCATACAAGAATGGAGTGGCTAAGGTGACCAAGGATGCAGTCGAATTGATGAGCTACATCGATGTGGATGGCTACATTTGGGAGAATCAAATCATACAACGTGACTTCAAGCTGATGGATGAACACAAGAATGACTTTGAAAACTTTGTGAGCAAGGTGGCTGCTGATGATTCTGCTCGCATCTCAGCGCTTGAAACGACTCTCGGGTACCTTATCCATACTTACAAGGATAAAACTGACCAGAAAGCGATTATATTCAACGACCAAGAGATTGATGACAACCCGAATGGTGGCTCAGGTAAGTCACTTATGTTGACAGCCATCGGCAATCTGCGCAAAATTGTCAAGATTGATGGCAAGAGCTTCAATCCAAGCAAGTCGGACTTTGTATATCAGCGAGTGAACCTCGATACTCAGATACTTGCCTTCGATGATGTCAGGAGAAACTTCGATTTCGAGCAGTTGTTCAGCCTCATCACTGAGGGAATTACCGTGAATAGAAAGAATAAAGATGAGATTTTCATACCTTTTGATCGTTCTCCAAAGATTGTCATCACCACCAACTATGTCATCAGTGGTGCTGGCTCATCACATGACCGCAGAAGGCACGAGCTTGAGTTCTTTCAGTACTTCCATTCGAAGCGCTCACCACTCGATGAGTATGGTCGACTATTATTCGACTCATGGGCAGAGAATGATTGGCTCAGGTTTGACAACTACATGATTGGATGCCTTCAGAATTACCTTCAGTTTGGATTGGTCAAATCAATCAGCATCAACGCAGATGCCAAGCGACTCATCCAGGCAACGTGCAAGGACTTCTTTGATTGGGCAGAGGAAGGCAACCTCGCTCTTGATGTATACTATTACAACGGAAGCAAGATTCAGGAATTCACCTCCGAGTTCACATCATTCAAGGAGCTCGAGCCACGCAGATTCCTTAAATGGGTGCAGTCGTATGCCGACTATAAAGGATACAACATTACTAAAGGACGCAATCACAACGGCAGATACTTCATTCTCGATTCGGGAACTCCCAAACCGACTCAAGATTCAGATGATATTTGGGATGAACTTAACGAACAAGCAAAGCAATGAAAAAAACAGCACTTGACTGGTTTCTAACTGAATTCAAAAAAGAGGTTTGGTTTGAGCCAGATTCAGAACTTGATATCTGGATAAATAAATTGATACCAAAAGCCAAAGAAATGGAGAAGGAGCAACATCAAGAAACTTGGAATGTAGCACATCAAGCAGGTAGATTTGAGGGCAAAGGTATTGCAGAAGACAATTGGCAAACATTTCAAACATATTGGGAGGAGAACTTTAAACAACAAGAACAATGAGTGAATGGAAATTAAGAAAGATAACCCTTGAATTTAAAAACGGTTATGCCTATAATAGAACAGAGGACAGGTATGAAGGAAAGATTGAATTTGAGAATGATGAATTTGAATCATTTTCAGTCAAGGTAACAGATGATATGTCGAAGCCATACCTAGAGTTAATTGCTGGAGAGGTTGCAAAGAACGCGCAGCAGTTGGCGGATAAATTAGCAAAATCATTAACTAACCAGCAAGAACAATGAAAACAGCAGTAGATTGGTTGGAAGAAAAAATTAAAGAATATGCAATTGATTTGGATATATTAAATTATGTTGTACAAGCCAAAGAAATGGAGAAGGAGCAGATAAGTGAGGCGTATTTTAAAGGATGGTGTTGCCCACACGGAGAAGGATTTCCCGAAACTGGAGAAGAATACTATAACAAAACATATAACCAATGACAAGAACAACAAAAGAAGTGAGCGAGGCAATTAATTTTTTGAATGCCATCAAAATTCTATTAGATTTAAAAGATATGCAGTATGTATATGGAGACAGTATCGATTTACTTTGGTGTTGTTTACAAGAAATTGAAATTGATGACCAAATAAATGACGAGCAATGACACGACAAGAACGACAATTCCTAAAAGACCTCCAACTCAAGCACAAAATGGCAAAGTATCCGAACACACCACCAAATATGTTAGCACTCAACCATTGGAACGACAACTCAGCAAATGAACTGACCAAGTCGGTCATCGCATTCCTTCAGTTCAATGGATGCCAAGCTGAGCGCATCAACACAATGGGTGTGTATCGCAAAAAATACCGCACTGATGGTGTTGCCATTGGTGGCCAGTGGACCAAGGGAACAGGTACACCCGGCTCGGCAGATATATCAGCCACGATCAAGGGCAGAAGTGTTAAGATTGAAATCAAGTACGGCAAAGACAGGCAGTCACAAGCACAAAAAGACTATCAGAAAGCCATTGAAGAGGCTGGTGGCACCTACATCATCGTAAAAACTTTTGCAGATATGCTGAATTTTTACAATGATTTTACACAAGTAATCAAATAAATGTTTATTTTTACAATCAAAACAAATCAATTATGACAACAACAAGAAAGAAAGCTGAGGGAGCAGAGATGCCAACCCTCAACATTTGGCAGAGGCTACACGCTGCCAAGCAGCAGATTGGCAAGGTGTCCAAGAATGCAACGAATCCACACTTCAAAAAGAGCTATGCTGATATCAATGCGCTGCTCGATACGGTGGAGCCAATCCTTCACGAGCATGGACTGCTATTGCTTCAGCCTGTGGTTGGCAATGATGTGGTCACTCGCATCATCGACATCGAGACAGGTGAGCACATCGAGTCATTCATGAGCTTGCCACCAATCGTGGACCCTCAGAAAGCACTGGCTGCTGTTACCTACTTCAGAAGAGGTACCATTCAATCACTGCTCAGCCTTCAAGCTGTGGATGATGACGGCAACACAGCAGCATCAGCAGCAACAGTCAAGCCGAAGATTGACAACGCTCGCTTCGAGAAGGCAGTTGAGTCCATTGCCAATGGCAAGTACACAGCAGAGCAATTGGTTGCCAACTACGCACTCACTGAAGTTCAACTCAAAGCTCTCGCACTATGAAATGGCATCCATCGCAAATCGGGAAGCTGATGACCAACGGAAGAGGGAAGTCAGAAATGGGAGAAACCGCCAAGAGCTACATCAGACAGGTGGCAAAGGAGGACTTTTACAATTACACTACCGAGTTGAACAACAAGTATATCTTAAAAGGTAGGGAGCAAGAGCTTGAATCTATCTCCCTACTCAATGCAGTTCGCTTCACTGACTACCAAAAGAATGAGACAACAGTCGAGAATGACTATCTCATCGGCACCGCTGATATCGTCCTGGACAACAAAATCATCGATATCAAAACATCTTGGTCGCTCGATACGTTCCCAGCTACACCTGATGAAGGATACAAGTCAGAGTATGAATGGCAGCTCAGAGCATACATGATGTTGTATGATCGTGGCATGGCTGAGTTGGTGTACTGCATGGTGACCACTTGGGATGAGTACCTGAACGAATGGGAGAACCTTCAGCTGCACCGAGTCGACCACATTGACCCGGAGAAACGAATCACTGTCCTGTGGTGGGACCGAGATGAGGATAAAGAGATTCAGATGATTGAGCGCCTCAAGCTGGCATCTGAGTATTATGATGAGTATTATAATCAATTAGTAAATAAATAACCCAAGAACAATGGAAGAGTTAAAAGCCAAAGGCACAATCCACCTCATCGGTGAAGCCAAACAAGTAAGTGAGAAGATGAACCTCAGAGAGTTCGTTCTATCAATCGGAGACAAGTATCCTCAGTTGGTACAATTTCAAGCAGTCAATGAGCGAGTGAAGTTCCTGGATGGAGCAGCACCAGGTCAAGAGTGCGAAGTTAAGTTTGACCTCCGAGGTCGTGAGTACAATGGT